TATTCACCAACATATTCTGACATGTTGATGCCTTCGTAAAAATCTAAGAGATATTCACGCTCTTTTGTACGCTCGGTTTCTATGGTATTTAGATAGTCAGCGAGACTATCAATGATCATTTGTTCAGATAAATCTTTTATTATCACCAGTCTATAACTCCTGCGGTTCTACTACGTATAGGGAAAAGGTTGACGAAGAAGTACCTGGTCGCATCGCACGCGTGGTCATTTAGACCATCCTTCAAAGGCTCTTCTTTAAGTCTTTGGTCCTTCTTTTTCTCTGGGTAGCGATAGTTCTCGAAGCTGGAGATGAACCTCTCACAGCGTTTGTCGACATAGAAATGTGCATTGCCAGCTGCATCTTCGAACCAAGTGCGCATATGTGTGATACCGTTTGCGATGTTCCGCGATACTTTATCACGTCTGAAATCCACGCGTATTCCCTTCTTTTTAAATATCTCTATGTCACCAATGCCACTCTGCGCTTGTACACCACCACCAGCAGGGTCTCCAAAATATCGCACTACTGGATAGTTCTTGGATTTGACCTTGTCTGCAAAGTCTTCGGTCTTGATGTTCTCTTCCCAGACCTCATCTATCATATATACTCTATCCTTACCGTGCTTCTGGTCCACCTGGAACCATCCTGCTGCACTGGTGCGGTAACCGAAGTCGATTCCAACGTACGTGGGTAGGTTGGGGTTATACTTGAGTTTTTTAGTGTGTATGGTGCGGTCATAAGGAAAGACCCTACCTGAAAATGATGTGAATTGCGCTCCGAACTCTTGCTCGAAGGTTTCTCTGGTGAGTGTCTTTTTGAGCTCATCTATGTCATCCTTGAAAAACGGTGATTGCCAGGATGGGTGTTGCCAGGAGTCCCAATCTGGGAAGTCTTCTGATTTGCCACGCTGCCAAAGTTCATATATCCAGTTGTATCCTTCTGGTGTTGTGGTGAACAATGCCCATCCCTGTTTATCTGCTAAGGTAGGTCTGAGGTATTGTTCCCAGACTATCCTACGTATCTTTGCTGCCTCTTCGACTATCAGTACATCCACACCATCACCTACCAATGTCTCTGGTCTATCTGCTGATTTTGCAGAAAGCTCTGAGTTCAGTCCCGCAAGCTTCATGTAGTGCAATGAACCGCTGACTTCCTTTTTGAAGGCAATCGGCAGTTTTAGATTGCGCACGATGTCAAGCTGTATCTCACGTACGATCTTGTTGGCAAGGTCCAGGGTTGGTGCTACGACCCAACAGCGGTTGTTTGGTACAAGTAGATACGGGAGTACCTCTTTGGCTGCTGAGTACGATTTTCCGCTACGTCTTCCCTGGACGTTTACGCGAAATCTTGCTGGTGACGAATGTACTGCGAGTTGCTCTGGACTAGGCTTGTACCCTAGTATCTCCCAGAGCTTCGCTTTGTTTAAGACTTTTCTTTGCAATAGGTGAATCCTCGTAACCGCATTCTTTGAGTATACCCTCTAGGTTGCCTACGAGCTCAAGCTCGTTGCGGTCTGATTGACCAAGGTATTGCTTCCCTAGAAAGATAAGTAAGCTTGTGTTGCCGTTCTCGGCTTGCTTCCACTGTAGTTGGCGTAGTTTGATCTTCATGCTTTCCCTACCGCGTTCAAGCTCCTCTTTGAAGCGCTTACGAATCGTGTGTTCATCGCAGTTGTGTAGCTTGGCTATCTCTACGGTTGAACACCCAAAGCTTGCTAACATCTCTACTTTGTCTGAGTCGATGTCTAGCTTTGGTCTTCCTCGTTTTCTTTTTTCCATTATAATCCTATTGGTTATCGTTTATACTGCTTTCGTTGACATCTGTAGGGAAGAGGTCCCAACACTTCTTGAGTGCTCTACGCCAGTAGGTCTTTGCAGATGAGTCTGAGATACCCAAGGAGCTTGCTATCATAGGGAACGTGTGAGATTTTAAGCGCATCTTGAAGACTTCGAGTTCACGTTCGGATAAGGTGTCGTAGGCCTTGTGTGCTTTAAGTTGCCACTCGCGTAGGCTGGATTCTATGAGACCTGAGCGAAAGACCGCTAGTTTCTGGAAGAACTCGTCTCGGAGCTCTATGCTTTCCAGGAGTCTTTCGTAGTCACGATCTGTGAGTAGTGGGAAGTCCATTTGTTACAATTGTTTATACATTAAAATCAGCAAAAAAAATTACGCGCGAAATCCCACACAGCGAAAATTGTGTCCTTGTGGATGCGGTTTTTTGAGCGTTTTGAGCGTTTATTTTCGGTGTTTGTTTTGTTAGTTCGCGGAACATTGACGACAATTTAGAGTTTGACCAGGCTTTAATCAATCAAAACCGTTTAAAATTAGTCTTTTTTAAGTTCGCTTAAATTAGTTTGTTGTTAAGCGCTCCAAAAAATTTTAATAAAACCATAAATATAATAGTTAATGTTTAAATAGTTGTTGCATTTACTAATTATTAGTGTTAATATATAAGGTATTAATTAATCAATAAACTAAGGAATAAATAAAATGATTAGTAAAGTAATAAAAGCTATTAAAAACCAGGACGACAAAATATTAAAAGCAATGATGATTGTATTTTGTATAGATGTTTTAATTGTGATTCCAGGCGCAATATTTTGCCTGGTCAGTATGTTTATTTTTGGCAAACCAATTAATTAAATAAGAAATAAATAAAATGAAAAAAGAATTTCAAGTATTAGTTGTTAATAGGTCTGATAAAACTTTCGAGACTATAACGCCAATAAAACAACACGGCAATTTCAAAGACAAGGCCAGCGCGAAAGCATTCGCAAAACGTGCGGTTGAATCTAATCTATTTGATAGTGTTAAAGTTGTGAGGGCTGAAAATGTTTAACAATGAAACAAAACAAAAGATCTCAAACTTAACAATTAATAATGATTATAAAGGTATAAAGGCCGAAATTGAAAAAGTTATTAAAAATAATGTATGTAAATGCGCAAAGTGTAAAGGCGCGTGTAATTATTCCGCTAGTAAAAAAGCGCTAAAATTTATTGATTCTGTTATAAACAATAATATAAAAATTGAATTTGAAGTATTTACAATAGGTAACTCAAAATTACCTTTTTTAAGTTATTCAGCATTACCAGGGGTAACGTGTCCAGGTGCGGGTAGCTGTTTAAAATGGTGCTATTCTTTCAAGGCTTGGCGCTATGCGTCGCCCTTTTATAGGCAATTACAAAATACAATACTTGAAAATATTGCCTTTGATATTATAGAAAAAGAATTAAATAAAATATTAAATGAATCCAGGTTCAAAAATCGCCGTATTGATTTTCGATTGTATGTAGATGGTGATTTTAAAAACTTATCTACTATGAAAAATTGGTTCAACCTCTTAAAGCGCTTTTCCAGATTGTCCGCATATGGTTATAGCAAAAGCCTTAATATTTTCAAAGACTATTTAAAACAAGGCTATGAAGTGCCGTCAAACTATGTATTAAACGCGTCCCAAGGCGGAAAATTTGATTCAATGTTTGATAGTTTTAAAAAGTATCCTTTTTATAGGTCTACCTTTAGCGCGTATAATTTCGGCAAAAAAGTAAAGGCAACCGAATTAACAAAAGAACAGCGAACGGAAATAAGATCTCATTTTCCAGGCGCGTTTATCTGTCCTGGTCTTTGCGGCTCTTGTACGTCAATTGGCCACGCGTGCGGAAATAACACGGTATTTAATAACGTACCAATTGTAATTCCAGCGCATTAAATAAGGAAATAAAACATAATGAATAAAATAATAATAAAACGCAAAAAGCACATTTTCGGCGTTAAATCATACGAAGTTTTAAAACATACTGAACAGGGCCAGCGCGTTTTTATAGAGCGTATTTTTGCCAGTTGTAGTAAAAAGGCCGCATTTAACCAGGCACACGCCGCGCGTTCCTTAAATTATCAATCATTAGAATATACTAAATAACAAAAGGTTAAAAATGAAAATCAAATTCATTAAAGCACTGATAAAATTATTTTACCCGAAAGCCCGAAATATTACGATTTTTTGGACTGATTAGGCCCTATTTTTTATATTTATAGGTACAGGGTTTTTATATTTTTACGTCCAGGGTCATTTTGTTTTTTGTATTAAGATCTCCAGGGTCTCTTATATTTTCTGTGGCAGGGTCTTTTATATTTTTAGAGACAGGGTCTCTTATATTTTTATATCCAGGGTCAAAAGATTTTTTTAACAATAAAAGGAGAAAATAAAATGAGTAAAGATAAGATCTTGTCGAGCATCTATGAGGAATTATTCCCATGGATTAACGAAGGTATTGCTAAGATACAAGAGCAACATGGAATGACTAGCGGCGATTGTTCTATGGGTTTAGATATGGAGTTTCGTGAGGCTTTTGATAAAATAGCTGAATGTACCTACAAGCAATTAGTTGAAAATGGAGCAGTAAAAGAAAGTGAGGTGGAGTGATGTACAAGCATAAACCAACACTAATGAGTAAAAAAGAGCAATCAGATTATAATGAATGGCGTAAATCTAAAGAATTTACAAAAGATTTAGATGTTAATATAAAATCTGATTGGTATAAAAAAGACTATTTTGATGAATGCTATAATTCAGGAAATTTAGACTTTAGATACGATGGCTTGATTTATTCCTATGGAGCTATTGGAATTTCAACAGAGCAGGAGCAAAAAGAAGGATTCCCAAAATACTTTTGCTATGTCAGTAATTTAGAGGTTAGCTCTAATAATCTTGAGGAGGTAGAAAGGTTTCTTTGGGATGAGTGGGTCAAGCATGAATCAAATTATAGGGCTACTTACGCTTAGGATACTTTGCGCCTTTAAAGTTACCCTTGCGCCTACGATTAGCCTCTGCGAGTTTGTTCTTATATTCCATGTCTTGGAAGCACTTCTTTAGGCCTTCTACTTGAAGGTGTTCTGACCAATTCATCATGTTCATACATAGGAGTACGCCCTTAGAATCCTTA